GCAAAAATATTAGATCCACCGACATTAACTACTGTTACTGTATAGGTTATGGATTCAGCATCAGCAGGATCAGCAACCGTTTCTGTAGTCGTAGTGCTAGTTGTAGTTACAGGAAAGTTAACAGCATCAAGATAACGTGCCAAAGTTCTGATCCTAGTCACAGTAGCTCCCGTTAAATCATTTCCTGTAGTTACCTGATTAACATTTAACAAAATAGCTGTGATAGTTCCAAGAGCATTACTGATAGTTAAAGTAGGTCTGGGAAGTTGACCTTTTTGAAATGCAAAACCCTCTGCCTGTATTGGCATTTTTAAATACTGATTACCAGCCCAGATAATATCTCCATTAGCATTTAAACTTGTTCCGTTATGAAATCTATAGGTCTGAGCAGAACCATGCAAAGTTGCATCTGTTGTTAGTGTAAATAATTCAATTATTGCTGAAGGATTGATCTTTTGTAGATCAGTAATAATAGGAGCAGTACTCATGGTTCAAATACTTCTCTAAATGTTGCCTGTATTGTAGCTCTATTATTATATGGTATTGATTTGTTCCAAGTTTCGCAAACAAACTTTTGTGCAGTAGCTTCTCCAGGAGCAGTAAAATCAAAGCTATCACTATCGTTTGCACGGGCATCAAGGAAGGTTTCTATAGTATCTGCCTCTGCTTCAGATACATTAAAAGTAAAATTATATATTTTAGGATTTTGATGTTCTGCTAATCCAAATAATATTCTATGTTCAAACCCATCAGCAAAACGAATAGTGCGTGTAGCTGGTGCGGATCTTTTTTGTTGTCCGTATGTAGGTTTTATTGAAGGAAACGTAGCCATTATGCGAGCATACCTCCTGGTCGTTTTTGTTTAATTAATTCTGATTGTATAGCAACTGAAATCATACGACCAAGTTCTCTACCTTGTTCTTCATCTCCTTCAACAGAAGAACCAGAAGCATCTACATTTACAACGATGTTCGTAGAACCCATAGGACTAACTTGTCCTCCAGCAGCACCAGGAGTAAACATTTCAGGACCTTTTTCTCCTACTAAATAAGATTTACCTCTTTGGGCATAACCACCATTAGCAAAAGAGCCAGCAGGAAATGTATTTCCATATAAAGCATTATCTAGCCCAACCTGTTGTGCTGTGCTTAAAGAAGTATTTGTAGCTCCTCCAGTAATGCTGAAACCACCAAACATATTACTAAATAAACCAAAAATACCTGATCTTATCTGTGCTGCTAACATTTGTGCAGCCATATCCAAGAAATGATCTGCTGTTCGCATAAATAAATTTCTCAAAGCATCTTGTGCTGTCATTGAACCACGAACAATACCTTTAAACGATTCAGAAAAACTTGCTCCAATGCTTTTACCTAATAAATCCACTTGAATTAATGGATCTAATAATCTTTCTAGTTCGTCTTTAGGTTGTTGAATAATCAATTCTCTTTCTATCGTTTTTGTTAGTTCTCTTTGTGCTTCAATTTCTGCTCGGACATTAGACATTCTTTTTTGAAATCTTTCTTCCTCCGTACCAATTCGTGCTTCCATCTGTCCTTTTGCTGTTATTAATAATTGAATTTCTTTTTGTCTTTCTTTATTTAGCAACATAAAACTTTGTAAAGGTCGACCACTCATCTTGTCAAAGAAAGATTCAAAAGTAGCTTGAGCAGCATTAATATCTTCTTGTAAAGGAACTTGTTCTGATATTTCTTTTTTAATTTTTTCTTGAAATTTCAAAGATTCAACAAATATTGAAGCCTCTTTCAAACCTCTTTGATTTAAAATTCCTAATGCTTTTCGTGCTTGGTCAATGCCTAATTCATTTTTTTTAAATAAAGTATCAACTGTTCCTATGAAAGTTTTTGCATCTCTATTTAAGTTTGCATATAAATCAAATGTAGATCTGTCTCTAAATGTTTCTGCAAGTGCTAACGCAGATTGAGCACCAAAAGCAGCAAAAGCATTAGCAGCTTGTAATGCCTCATCTTTTGTAATTTTTAACGATTTAGATAATGAAGTAATATCGAAAGCGGTTAATTTTGAATTACCTCCTGTTTTTTCAATAGCTATATTTACTTTTTCAATCTCTTTTCTAAAATCAATAGCTTCTTGTATTCTTTGAGCTATAGCAGTGCCAACAATTGATAATGAAAAACCAAATCCACCACCTATTGCTCCACCCAAAGCACCACCGATACCACCACCAGCAGCACCTAAAGCACCTTGACCAAATAACAAAGGAAAACCTCCACCAATCATTGCATTGCTTAAAGCACCTCTAGCTCCACCTCTAAATAAACCTCCACCTCTCATACCTCCACCAGTAGATTGACTTGTTTTCGCAAGTGTTCTTGTTGTTACAACACGTTCTTTTAATGCTCTATTTTGTGCTCGTTCTAACCTAAGTTGTCTAGCTTTTATATCTCTTATATCTTTATTAGCTTTCTTTTCTCTTAAAAGATCTCTAAATTGTTTTTCTTTATTACGTCTAATAGATTTAGCAATAGGATCTCCAGCTAAACCAAAACCGAAGTCACCACGTTCTCTTGGAAATGCTCGTGCTTGTTCTCTTCTCATAGATGCAGCAGCCGAAGGAAGTATTGGGCCTTGCATTGATGGCATAGGCATTGGACCGATTGGACTACTATATCCACGAGAAACAGCAGATGTTAAAGGACTTGATTGACCTATAAACCTTGCATTATTAACTGCTGTTGCGGTTTGACGATTTAATTCTCCTCTTATTTGTAATTTTGCATTTTCTGTAGCTGCTGATTTTAATTCCAAAGCTAATAATGCTTCTTGTAATTTGATTTCATCTCTTCTTAAAGCTAAAGTTCTTTCGATCTTTCCTTCAACAGGAACACTTTGACCTGATAAAGATAAAGACTTAAATTTCGGATCAATTCTATTTTTTGAACTTTCCGCAACATTTCTTCTAACACGATTACTACTTGAGGATTGAGCAACACCAAATCTTCTAGTTTCTATCTCTTTTAAAATTCGGGCTTCTTCAGCTAATTCTTTATTTAATTCTCTTTGTGTTTTTATTAAAACTTCTCCTGCATTTCTAAATGTTGTTGTGCCAACTGCTGCATCTTTTAATGCTGCTCTTGCTTTATTAACTGATTCAGTTAAATTATTTATTGTCTTTGGAAATCTATTTCCGATAATGTTTGGTTTATTTAATCCTTTAACTTCTTGAGTTATTGCATTTATTTCTTTTCTAAGTTTTTGTAATTCTTTTGCACCTTTTAAAGCAACAGCAATATCTACGTTATAATTAGCCACTTGCTATAAAAATTAAAACATTTTCTCTATATTACCTCTTTTTACCTCGTAAAGCACTAGATCTTTGTGCTTGTTCTTTTTGTTTTTCATGTTCTTCGCTTTCAAGTTCTGCAAAAGCAGCCCAACCTATCATCTCTTCAATAGTAAGAGTTTGACATAACTCAGCTACAGTTTTGTGTAATGTCTTTGCTAAAGAAAATAAAAACTGCCAATCTTTATTAGCTTTTCAAATCGGCTTTAGCCTCTTTAACCTCCTTATCAGCACCAGCATTAACCATTGCTAATTGTATTTCTTCAAGAATAGATGATTGAATCTCTCTTCTTAATGAAGCCTTATCTCCATCAACAAATAATCTTTTTCCATCTGCATCTAATGCTTTTTCTATCATCATTAATAATGCATAATCATTTAAATCATCAGAACCACTTTTTTTTATTATGGATTCTCTTTCTGCAATAGTTAATGGATTCCAATAAACAGAAAGAATTACCTCATCATTTTTAATTACATCATGTTTGTAAAGTTGAGAAACTCCAAACTTGTTTTTTAAAAGATCAACTGCTCTAGTCATGTTAATGTATAGCTATTAACACTATACTAGGCATTGGCAGTAAATTGGCAAGATATTAAGCCTAAGAAATGTGAAGAGTCATCAAGTTCTATAGGTGTTACCCCAACAACGTCAAGAACTCTTGGAGTACAACTAAATGTATCTGTATAATTAGAAGCGTTAACAGAAGTAAGTCCATCAATAACAGCCTCTCCTATTGCAGATAAAGTTGCACTACCTTTTCCTCTAGGAACATAAATATTACATTGAATAACACCAGAATAAAAATCCTGTGATGCTCCCTGTGTTTGAGTTGTTGCTTGTGCAAAATCTACTGACATAACAATATATTTTTTTGTTTTTCCTGGTGTTTTATAAACCATGTTGTCATAAACCATTTCAACAGTAGCGTCTACTGCTGCAACTGCGTCTGTTACTGCCTTTTCAAAAGCTGCTCTTGTGTTAACTAAAGTCATAAGTCGGTGTAATCAACAAATACCTTATCAGCATCTTTAAATATACCAACACCTTTTGTAAATCTAATTTTCGGCTGATCTCCTCTTACTCCAGTACCAAATGTAGCAACACCAATTTTTGGTTTTTTATCCGTAAATATATCGTTTATTTTCCTTCCAATGATGTTTTGCACATATAAAGGTATTTCACTATTTGGAGAAGCCAATGCTCTGGCTGCATATTGTGATCTATTACCAATAAATACTTTTGAAAAAGGTTTAAAATTATATGAAATATTATCAATAAATCTAGGTTCTACTTTTGCTTGAGGATTTCTTTGATCTCCTCTTCTTCTTGGTTTAATATTACTCCACGGAGCAACTGATTCTCTAGCCTCATCAGGTCTAGGTCTTTGTGTACTGGCTGTCCAACTAGAAGCAAAAAATCCAGTATCAACAGGACTATATTTTGTAGCTGATTGGTTTGATAGATCGAATAAAGCTGCTTTAATAAAAGTATTAAAATCATTTTGTAAATTACCATTAAGATCAGCAGTTATATTTTCAATACCTTTACTCCTAGCCATCAGAACCTCACTAATAAAGTAAACAGATAAGTCTGTCCACCCTGTCTTGTATCTATATTAACTATCTGTCCTACTCTTGTAGATCCAGCATAAGTTAATGTAACTTCATCTTGAAAATCAGGTTGATTATCGCCAATCAGATCAGGTGTAATATAAATTTTTGCTTCTCTTCTTTCTCTACCATCATCTTCAGTAGATTGAACAAACTCAACAGGAGCTTTAATACTGTAAGTTGTATCGCTTGTAGTATATGCACCTGTAGCTGTGTTATAACTTCCCGATGCTTTTTTTGTATAAACAATAGAAGAATCAAAAGAAGATCCAAGATCAGCTACAACCTGTTTAGCAACACTTTTCAATAATGTATCAAGTTGACCTGCCATTATCCTCTAACTACCCTCATTTGAAAACTACCTGCTCCACCAAGCATATATGCTCCAAGATAACTTTGTAACCACGGATAAACGTCAAGAATATTATTTACAGATCCAGTACCTTGACTTGCTGTATTATATTTAACTTGAATGTCTCCTAGCTTTACTTCTTCAAAATTACCATCTTTACCAGTAGTACCAGTAATAGCATCAGTATCATTTGCCAAAGCTCTAGCTAATTCATATTGTGCATACTTAATTCCATTAGGAATTTTAGAACAAGCTAGTTCAACACCATCTACTTGATAATTATTTCTCGGAAACTTTAATGCCTGTCCATCATCACATCTATCTCCATAAAATACTAAAGTATCAATCCATCTAGCAGCAGATATTAATGATCTTTTCTTTTGATCGTCTGTTTTATTTGTCCAAGTAGAAGAATCTGGAGAAGTGTCAAAATAATCATTAGCTTCTGTCAATGTGACATAACTATTAGCATTTTCTCCTTTTATTGTTGCGTCTATAGTAGCTGCCACGATTAATAAAGTAATTTAGTTTTATTGTAGCGTAAAGAAAAAACCCCACCAATAATTGATGAGGTTTTGGATGACCACAACTTAATATTATTAAGGATTAGTTCCTGTATCAAGTGGTGAGTTAACGATTAGCTCGACTATAGGAATTAAATCAGCATCATATGTGATTGCCCAGTTATTATCGTTAGCTAACAGTGCGTTTGTTGGGTTATCAGTAGCAGCAGTCCACTTAGTTCCCATAACGTGATAAGCACTATGGTAATCAACAGACATAACATCTTGCTTAGATAAGATGTTTCTATCTGATTCAATGCTTAGTGGAGATTGCTCACCTTCAAGAATTGTTCCTGACTTGATTAAGTAGCAACGGAACTCTTTTTGATGACCTGTTGTACCAGGCTGAACTGTATTAACCTGAGAGTCAATAACAACATTCATTCCAGCAAACTGACCGATGCTTGTTTCATTAACACCGACACCGCCACCACCCCAAGTTACTGCACCACCAGTTGTGAGA